GTAATTCTTTTTCGCGTTGGGCGTTAATAAATTCGCGATCTTGTTTTTCCTTTTGTGTCGCGGCTTGAATATCAAGTTGATATTTGGCTTCGATTGCGCCACGCATTTCGGAACTAAGGTTGCCTTTTGCTAGGGCTTCATTGCGTTCGGCAGTTGCCTTGGCAACGGCTTCTTCGTATTTCAAACGAACTTCGCCAAGTGCCGCCCAAGATTTTTCGCCTTCCAATTCAAGCATCCGATAACCTTGGCGGCGTTCGTCAATCTTTAACAATTCCCTGGCTAGTTGATTTTTTGCACGAAGCGCGGCGGCTTCCTTGCTTCCACTTGCGCCACCACTTGAACTAGGCGTTGCAACGCTTACGGAAGGTTCCGATTCTGCGGATGCGGCGGCTTCTTCGCTTTGATCGTCAAAGATTTTTTTAGCGGCAAAGTACGATGCCAATGCCGCGCCCGCCATTGCAATACCCTTAACGCCCTGGGCGGATTGAATTGCAATGCCTAGGGTTGCAGTTGTTTTTAACGCGGTATTAAGTGCCTTAAATACTTGCACCAACTTAAACATACCGTTAAGTACGGCGGCAGAAGTAACCGCAACCATTGCGGCTTTGAAAGTGTTTACATTAACCAGGGCTTCGCCGCCCGAACTGCCGGTGAATGGGGAAAGGAAATCAGCAATTGCAAGTTTAAGATTGTTATAGGTTGCATCCAGGGCATCGCCCAATTCTGCTAACCGCTTCATTGATTCTTCTTGCTTCTTAAATTCTGCGCTTGATTTGCCTAGGGCTTCGGCAATTTCTTCCACCGATTTGCCCATGCCGCCTTTGCCCAGGATTTCTTTTGTTGCCTTAACGCGTTCGTAGGTATTGCCAATGCTTGCCAAACCTTCATACACCCGGCGAATCATTTGATCCGGGGATAGGCTTTGCAATTCTTTGAAGGTAATGCCTAGTTGTTCAAACGAAGCAATCGCCGCATCATTGCCTTCCTGGGCGGATGCCACCTTGGAAAACATTGTGGAAAGAATCTTGTTGGCATCTTCCGCTTTGCCGCCCGACATAACAATCGCTTTTTGAAATTGCAATATTCGGGCAATACTCATATCGTAGGATTTGGCTAGATCATCAACCTGCCCCGCCATATCCATTGTTGCTTTTGCCAGGATGCCCATGCCCGCAAGGGATAAACCCATTGCGCCGCCCAGGGCGTTAAAGGTGTTCTTTAAGTTTTTAAGATCAACGCCCAGGTTGCTAAATGCGCCCTGCAAATCCTTGGCTTGTTGTTTGGCTTTAGCGGTTGCCTTATCCCAATCAACCGTTACCAATCCCAACTTAACCGATAGTGATCCAATTACTGCCATGATTAACCGCCTTTACCTTTTTGTTGCCCCCAATTAACTTCCGCCCATATTGCTTGCCCCAGGCGTGAAATCACGCGATCCGTATTGTTGGATAGTGCGGGGCGTAGGAAGGGGCGCATAGGTGTATGCGCGTTTCCGAATTCCTGGGAAATTGGGGCGCGGCTTTTGTTAGACCAGGTTGCTTGCAACTTGCCGCGTTTGTTGACAATAAAATTTTGAACAGAATCCGAACGAAGGGTTGATGCCGTTACCCGCGCCAGGAACATTTCACCGGCGTAACGGTTTGAACTTTTATCCCTGGATTGCGGGCGGTGTACCCGCATATAGATTCGTTCCGCAGTTTCGCCCGTATCTTTAGGGGCAAACGATTTGGCATCTTGCAATACCGGTTCCATCGCGAAGGTTAATGCCTTACGCCAAATCTTATCGGTTTTGCCTTTGCCAATTTCTTCGGAAAGTTCTTCCATCTTGGCAAACAATTCTGTGAAACCCTCAACGCGGAATTCGGCATTACTCATTTGGTAAACCTTTCCTTGTTGAACCCTTTGGCTTGCGCCATGTAACCCAATAGGTTTGAACTTACTTGTTGTTCGGGGCTTGGTTCGTAATCAGGGTTGATTAAGTATTCGTTAATCCAGGGGAATATTTGTTCAACCTTGTAAGCGGGCGCGTTTTGTGGGCGAATGTAATTAAACAATGCGGTGGTGATCGGTGCTAACGCATCGAAGATCGCCTTGTTCCCCAACATTCCTTCCGCGTACATGATCTGTATATCTCCAAATAGTTCTTCATCCAACCCATCTATGTATTCTGTCGTATGTCCGTTGAACACCAACGCCGCCGTTACTTGGCGGCGCAGGCTACGCCTTAATTTTTTTTTACAGTTTTATAGTCCGGCTTAATCGCCTGATCTATCGCCTTCAATATTTCTTGCACCGCAAATTCCGGAAACTCGGCGGTAATCTCATCGTATGTTTCCGTTACCGGTTCATTGGTTTCGGATACAAGAAGATGGAAATATTCTTCAACCCTAGTTTCTTCGATTGCGGCAAATGTTGCAATTTGTTTTACGGATTTTCCATCAACAATCAAATCATCATCCAATACTTCGATGGTTTGTTTTTCTTTGTTAATGGCATCCAGGAATTCTTTGCCTGCTTCATCCAATGTTTTACGCAAAGGGGCGGCAAACTTTTCGTACATCCTGGCAACTCGTTCTTCGGGCGGGTTCACAATCTTCGCATTGATTTCTTCCATTTCTTTTTTCAATGGAACGCGAACGCGAATATCGAACTTCACTTCGCCCAGGTCAACGGTTGCTTTTTTGATCTTGGTTTTATCGGCAACAATCTCGTAGGATTTGCCTAGTTTGTTTGCAAGTTTTCCCATTATTCTGATCCCTTAACAATCTTTGCGTAAATGGCATTATTCAAACGCACCGCATATTCGGCGCATTGTTCCGGTGTCATTTTGTCCGCATGATGTTTGGCTATTTCATACGCAATATGAATCCCAACCAATCGTTGTTGGGGAAAGCCAAACCAATTCTTTTGCCCGGTGTTGAATTGGGTTACAAGAAAAGTTAAGAGTGCTTCCGAATTATTCGGAAATGGGTTTGTTGGTATCGTAGTGTTGTTTATTGTCATATTGTGTAAACAAGCCCCCGAAGGGGCTTGCCTGGTTAATTAACTATTAGACCAACCATAAGAATTTCCGCCGGTTGGGTGAAGCGTAAAGATAAACTTGCCTTCTGCGCTTGGGCTTAAATCCCATTGCAAGCCACCAACGCGGGCGTTGAAAGCGTAAGCAACGGTATCTGTACCATCGTAAGCGGCAATCACATAAGTACGAATAATCGTACCGTTGTAACCATCATCACGAATAAGCAATTGTGCAGGATCGGCAGGGTTCCACGCCGCAGTAATGGTTAGCGAAGTAACCTGGTTTTGCGTGGTGATCTTTGAACCTGTACGCGCACCGGCTACGGAATAAGCCGCGAACGCATCATCCGCACCAAAGGCGGGGATGGCTTCAACCGGTACTTGAATTCCCGAACCGCCAACGCCACCGGCAGAAGTGCCAATGATTGTTTCAGTATCCGCCCAGGTACCAAGTTCGGTATCGGTAAAAGCGGTTGGGTTTGCGCCGGATTGACACCAAAGGGTTGCAACATAACCCGGAAGAATTTTGTTAATGAGTGCCATTTTTAGATTCCTTTTTCAAATGTTGAACAAAAAATTCTTGTCATGTAGGTATGTCCAAGGTGCAATCCAAAACAATTTGGTTTAACCCCAATTCATTATCGTATGTATTGTAAAGCCAATTCACATCGCACTTAGCAACGAAGAAACCACTACCGCCGCCAAATTGCCCTGAATATCCATGCAATGATTGTAATATTGTGTTGCTTAAATTAAAAGCGGTTTGCATGGATTGGGCAAATATATTCACCTGGAATATTGGGCGATCAATGCCCTTGTTATTCTGTGTTTGTCCGGTATAAACCGGTTGATGCACATTGCGTAAATTCCAAACCAGGAACGATGGTTCAGTTGCAAAGTTGCGGTTAAAACTTCCATATACGGGCGTGGGCGTTACCACCTGCGCCAACTGATATTGGATCGCTTCGCCGTATTGGATTGGATTGTTTTGCCCCATGATTAAAGCGGTACCGTAGGATCGTTGCGATAACAAACAAAGGTTACTTTTTGGCGATCATTCGATTCGCGCACATCGGTAATTCTGTATACCTGGTTGCGCCAAGTGATGCTATACGCTTGTTGATTGATACTCATTGTTCGCGTATTGGGCGTGTAGTTAACTGTTAGGTTAATCAAGTCCGAATAAACGCGATACCTTTCAGATATACGCAACATATTTGCCACATCCGAAACCAGGGCGCGGGTAGTAAACCACTTCGTTTTTGAAGTTGATTGTTCCCCTAAACTGTTAACGGTAGTGTTAACAGTATTTATATCAACGGTTTCATAGCGAACGATTGTCATTACATAACCAGGGTTTTGTATGGGCGCAACAACTGATCCACACCGTATGGGATCGGGGCGCGTTGCCCAACGGTTGCCCCAACTGCATCGCGTGAATTGTAGTAGTGCGTTAACAATAGCAACCCGGCTTGCTTCACCGCAGGATAGGTTGCCACTTCACTAGCATTAACCGTAAACAATGCTTCAATCGGATTGGCAATATTCTGCGCCAAAGGTGCAGGGATGCCATTCGTTACAACGATACGGTTTCCGGTTGGATCGTAGTAATAGTTTGCCGAATTAAGTACGGTGCGCGTTGCACCGCTTTCGCCTGTCCAATACGCAACTTCGTTAATCGTTACACCCGCCGCACCTGGGGATGCTTCGGGCAAATCAAGATATACCGCAGTACCGTTTACAACAAATCCAGGATTAGCGTAATAGGTTCGGTATTGGGTATTAACAATTGCTAAACCCAAATAATCTTCAATTGCAAATCGAACTGCCAAACCCAAACTTGTAATGTACCCATCCTGGCTTTCATCATCAACCAGGTTAAGTTGTTGGGTCATTTGTTCAAGCGTTAACCAGGTTGTAACAACATCCCGGTTAACCTGTTCAATCTTTTCATAATTGAACGGGTTTCTATTGCTTGCGTAAAACGGGGCAATTGTTTGGTTTTCAACCGCCATAGTTACCCCCTAAATTAACCAACTAAACGAACACCCGCGAAAACATCCAGGATCGTGCTACAAACGCGTTTCTCTGCAAATAGGTACACGAACCCCGGCGCAGTCTGATCGAAGCGTTTGATACTCATCTGATCGTTGTCAGCGATGGTTACAAAGCGTTCCCAATCTGCCAGGTACACCGGGTTATTTCCGGATGCCGCAGTTTCCATATATGGGTTAGGGATTACCCTATGCCCAAAGATATAGATTACTGCGCCGCCATCATCATCACCAACTTCCAGGAAGTTGTTTGCAGAAGTGCTTGCCTTCAACTTGCGAAGTGCGCCAATCGTAGTTGGGTGCATCATCCAACAAGTAGTTGGTTTGAACAAATATTGGGCAGGCAATGCCGCCATCAAGTTTGCTAGATCATCATAAACAACCGCGCTTGCGCTTGCCTGGGTAACTTCCAATACGGTATGAATACCGTTGGTGATCGCGCTACCGTTTGAACCAAACGCCGCCGCGCTAGTTGAACCAGGATAAGAATTCAATCCACGCAAACCGCTAGTTGCGCCGTATGCGGTGGTAGTGCTTCCCGCCTGGTCATTGTTAAGCATCATGGATTGGGCTTCCACCTGGGAAAATTCCAATGCCAAATCCATAACCAAAGTATCTTCCAGGTTATCAATATCAGAAAGGATTGCAGTACGAACCGGCAACACCGCGTTTACATCGCGGATAGGCAATTGCCAAAATGCGGTTGCCTGGTTGGGCGTACCTTCGTTGGTGTTAATGCCGTATCCCCAAGGATTTGTTGCATCCTGGGAATTACCGGTTTTAACAACAAACGCTTGATCGGAACCAATCGTGGTAATTTGGCGGGATACCATGCGGAACGGATTGGCATAACGAAGGGATGCAAACGCATCATCATAAATTACACGCCCGCCAACATCCGAACCGGAACCGGTAAGCGCACTTGCTTCGCGCAGGTTCACTACGGATTGCCCTTCAAGTAGGGCTTCTTTAATGCCTTGATAAATTGCGCTATTGTCCATTTTTCTTAATTCCTTTTCTGCCCATGTTTTTCCCGGATCACCACCCCACAATGCCCACGCGATTCGCCCCGCACTTGGGAACCCATCTTCGCCAGGCTTCCATCCTTTGCCCTGCTTATCAACTTCATGCCTGGCAAAATAACTCACCATTCTTGCAATTGTTGCGCGGGGTAAATCCTTACCATTGACAATATCACGCGCCCTTGCAACTCCAATTTCTGTACCGCCGCGCCCAAATTCCTTACGCCAATCTAAACCCTTGCGGGCTTCTGCTTTCATGGCATCGGTTGGTTTAGGCATTTATCTTTTCCTATTCATTTAAGAAGGGGGGCGCGAAGCCCCCCATCCGATTATGCGCCCGTTGCAGTAGAACGGTAACGAATAATTGCCGCAGGATCAACATTCGATGCACATAGGCGTTTCTCACCGTAGAAGGTGATAAAGCCAGGTGCAGTTTGATCGTAACGGCGAAGTACCATATTCAAGCGATCAACAATGGTATGCCCGCGAGTGAAATCGCCGAAATACATTGGGAACTTGTCAACGGTACCGGCAGATGCGCCAGGTGCAGTTGGTGCATCAACATAGTTGTTAACAACTACATCGTAACCAAGCAACTTACCAACGATGCCATCGGTAACCAATGGGGACATTCTTTCGAATACCGGCGTACCGTTATCGTCAACCAAGCCGCGAATACCTGCCAACATCATTGGGCTAATCATCCACTTGTTGCCGTTGTTCCAATATTGTTGTGGAAGGCTATACAAGAAGTTAATCAAGTCAGCATAAACAACATTGTTGGTTGAACCAAAGCCGTTAGTGGTCAATTGATCGTAAGTTGCGATGCTATTCAAACCTGCGGTTGCGCCTGTACCGGAAGTGCCAAATGCGTAAGCAGAATAAGTACCACCGGCGTAAGTTGCGTTAGCACCTGGGTAATAGTTCAAGCCACGCAAACCGTTGGTGCCACCGGTTGAAGTTGTAGTGCTTCCTGCCTGGTCATCGTTTTGAATCATGGATGCGCCCTCAACTTGCGAGAACTCAACCAACATATCATCAACGATATTGGCTTCCAAACCATCAATATCATCCAATGCCGCAGTACGAACCGGGAATTGAACATTGATATCTTGCAGGTTCAATTGCCAAATGTTCGTTGCTTCGGTAGTTGCCGCACCGTTGTTTTGAATGGTGTAGCCCCATGATGCGCCTGCGTTTCCGGTCTTGGCGCGGAAGGTATATTGTGCGCCATCGGTAGAAACATTGCGTGAAAGTCCGCGCATTGGGTTTGCCAAACGCATCACATGGAATACGGGATCGTATGCAACGCGACCACCAACGCCCGCGCCGGAACCGGTTAGTGCGCTTGCTTCTTTTAGGTATGCATCGTATTGATCCGCACTTTCCCAAATCTTGATTTCTTTTTCCAACTTAGTATTGGATTTTACGAAATCGCGGATTTGTTCTTTAACCATGCGATTTACAT